TTAAGGCAGCCGCAGTATAGGGTATGTTAGAATTTCCGAATATTCGATGGCCAATATACCCCATCGATGAAAATACACCGGATGTGACTCGTAAGGTTCAGGTAGAAAACATGACGATGTTAACCCATCGCAAGACTACAAAAGCGTTACGATCATATTCAGTGAATTATAAGATACCAACTTCGGAATATATTAAGCTAAGGAATTTCTTTGACCAGGTTAATACTGCAGAGATATTCCTTTGGACACATCCGGAGACACGAGCAAAGATAAGAGTTAGGTTTGCGGACCAACTCCACTTCTCCGCTAGTGACTATGGTATATGGAATGGTTCTATTCAATTACAGGAGGCTTAGATGTTAACGCTATCAACTGCATCTATCATCGAAAAGAATAAGATATCCTCCACTGGAGCATGGGTAATGGCTATTGAACTTCACCATCCGGAAGGAAATATCCTCCTTGTGAATAACACAGAGGACTTAACATTAGCCGGTAAGAAGTACACTGCCTTCCCATTCAAACTAGAGGATATCAACGAGGACACTAAGCAGATGCCTAACGTTAAACTTTCTGTAGCGAATGTAACCGGTACTATCCAACGGTTGGTAGAAAAGAATAAAGGCCTCACAGATTGTGAGGTCAATATTCGAATATTTAATACTAACTTACCGGACATTATTGAACTAGAAGAAACGTTCATCATTAATGCATCCCAATCTAAAGCAGACTGGGTGGTGTTCACATTAGGCACAGACTTCTCATTCTCACGTAGGTTCCCACCTGTTCGAGTAATGAAAGACTACTGTCCTTTCAAATTTAAGTCTGTAGAGTGCGGATACAAAGGATACGCACAATCATGTAACAAAACTCTAAAACGCTGTCGTGAGTTAAATAACAGCGTTAGATTTGGCGGTGAGCCAACAATACCACAAGGGGGCTTATATGCGTCTAACTCTAAATAACCTAGTAGGGACTCCTTGGAAAGAGTTGCCTTGTTGGGAGCTTGTGGTAGAGGTATACAAGAGAGCCGGTGTTCAGCTTGAGCCATACGCAATGTATTGGCCAGATATGAACTCACCCTGGCACGAAGTCAAGGAGCCGGAAGTAGGGGACATAATTGTCATGAACCTCTACGGTAATAATGCTGATCATATCGCAGTATATGTAGGCGAAGGTAAGATGATACATTCTACCGAATATGCGGGCGTATGTATCGTACCAATGGACAGATTAAGAAAACGTATATTAGGAATGTACAGGCACAAGGAGGCTCAATATGATTAAATTAGTAATTGCTCGAAACCCATTCGACCTTACCACTAGACAAGAGACCCTTGTGCCTTTTGTTGAAGGTAAGACACTCAATCAATATTTCACTGAACCAGGTGAATGGGTGTATTCCATTAATGGTGAGTTAGTAGATGATACCGCATCACCTACAGACGAAGCCTATGTAGTGGTGCTACCTAAACTTGAAAAGCAAGCATTTGCTATCTTGTTATCTATTGGCTTATCGATAGCGACTGCCGGTATTGCCTCCGGTGCAATATTCGGTATTACTAGCGTATTAGGTCGTACGCTCGCAGCAATGGCTATCGGTATGATTGGTAACGCGATCATATCTAAAATAGCTGCACCTAAGACAGATAGCTCTAATACCGAGCGATCTGCTACTTATGGGTGGCAAGGGGCACAAACTGTTATTGGCCAAGGTCACCCTTTAGCTATTACTTATGGTAAGTGCAAAAGTGCGGGCATGCTTATATCTCGCCATGTAACGAGTGACGGAAGTAAGCAATATCTTAACCTATTATACTGTGCAGGTGAGGGCCCTATTGACGCTATAACGGACGTAAAATTAAATGGTAACCCTATTGGTAACTATAAGGAAGTTCAGCTCGACGTAAGACTCGGCACAAATAACCAAGAGATTATCCCTAACTTCAATGATAACTACGCTGACCAACCATTGACGTATGAGCTTACGAATGACTGGTCAATTCATCAAACGCAAGGTAACTTATCTACCGCACTAGAGGTTACTATATCACTCCCTAACGGTTTGTATTATTCAAACGACCAGGGCGGATTAAGTGAAACTTCAGTCACTATTGAGGGCGGCTATCGTAAAGTTGGTTCTGCAGAGTGGATACCATTACCGATTAGTAATAATGGTGGCCAAAGTGCCATGCTTAAAAAGACAGATAATCGTTGGTTTAAACGGAACAGTCACTCAAGAACGTCTATCGACAATAGTCAATATACTGGCGTTATCAAGGATAGTTCAAATAAAGCCATCTATCGTGTGTTCCGGTTCGATGTAAAGGAACCAGGACAATATGAAGTCCGTATGCGATGCGCACATAAGGACGGTAATTCTAACCGCCATGTGAACAAAGTGTACTGGTCACAGTTAACTCAGATTGTTTATGACGATTTTATTCATCCTGGTAAGGTGCTCATTGGTATTAAGGCACTAGCGACTGACCAACTAAACGGTAATGATCCGAACGTAACTTGGATACAAGAACGAAAAACAGTATGGGTATTTAATACCTACACAGGAGCGTATGAGTCTAAACCGGCTAATAACCCGGCATGGGCTTGCTACGATATCCTTCACCATTGCCGGAAGATTGGCGATGAGTATGTAGTTAAAGGTGCTCCTCGTGAACGCTTCGTATATGACGCATTTAAGGCGTGGGCTGATAAGTGCGATGAAAGGCATATTACATTTAATTACATTTACGACAATGCTAGCCAAGTATGGGATGCACTTAAATACGCTGAGAACGTAGGTAGAGGTAAGGTAATACCTTTAGGGACTCGGTTTAGTTGTATTTACGATTATGCTGCTACACCTACTCAGTTGTTTACTGTAGGTAATATCAAGATGGACTCTTTTATGGAAGAGTTCCAGGCTACATCATCTAGGGCAAATGCTATCGAGGTATCCTTCCTCAATAAAGCTAAAGACTACGAGCGCGACGTACTTCCTGTATTTAGTGAAGAGTATGACGTGACTACATCCCTCGCTAGTCCGGCGCAAGTCGAGCTTATGGGGTGTGTAGATGTAGACCAAGCCTACAATTACGCCAAGCACTACCTAAGAGCGAATAAATACGAGGTGCGTACTTGTACCTTCGAGGCTTTCACAGACGCCATAGCGTGCACGATAGGGGATGTAATCCTATTACAGCATGATGTAACAGACTGGGGACAAGGTGGCCGTGTAGAGTCTGCTGTAGGTAATAAAGTAACTCTTGATAGAGAGGTTACTTTTGAGCAAGGCAAGACCTATCGCCTTATGGTGCGTAACGCTAAAACGGATGCATTAGAGTCTTACAACGTAACTGGCGTGACCGGTAAGACCTTAACGCTTGCTAGTAATGCAGTTATTCAGACAGACGATTTATATACCTATGGTGAGGCAACCAAGGAAGCTAAACCGTTTAGGGTATTATCCATTAGTAAGTCCAACTCTGAAATGACGCGTAAGATATCTTGTATCGAATACTACCCTGAGTTGTATGCCGGTGATGATGGATCAGTGCCAATCATCGACTACACAACAAAGTCCGATGTAATTAAGGTTATTAACTTAGTGCTCTTAGCTGACGTCAAGACATTAAAAGACGGTACTGTACTTTGTGATATCAATGGTACTTGGCAACTGCCACGGAGTAAGGTGGCCAAAAATATTATCGTGTATTACAAGCCTGTTACCGCTAAAGAGTGGCAACAGTTCAAAGTACTAGATGGCAGTGCTACTAGCGTAACTATTCCAAGTGTAGCTACTGACGTTAACTACGACGTTAAGATTGTATGCACCAATAATACTGGTGCTGCGTATGAAGGAGTAGAGCGTGCAGTGTATGTAAGTGGTAAGGAAATACCCCCGGCTACACCTAAAGGCTTTAAGGTAACTCAGGACGCAGTAAATAGTAGTGTGCTTCACTTATCATGGGAACCTAATACAGAGGCTGACCTACATGGATACACGCTATATGACGGTAACAATGTAGTGTTAATTAAACATATAGGTGGTACGTCATACTCGTACTTCATCCCTAATACTGGTAATTACCAATTTAAGCTATCTGCTATTGATACATCCGGTAATGAAAGTGGTAAGGCTGAGGCTCGTATTACTGCGAGTGTATCCGCTGAGAGTGTGGCTACACCTAAAGCACCGGCTCGAGGTGAGGTGAAAATTGGTAAGACGATCACTGCTGCGTGGGACCCAGTAGAAAATACCTACATCGATTATTATGAAGTTCGACTTGATAGTAATGTTGGACAATCCAATAACTTACTAGCCAAGACTACAGATATTCGGTCTGAAATTAAGTTATCGGCTCGCAGAGGTGCAGTGTTCGTTTACGCACACAATCCTGTTAAAGGTTATGGTCCGGCGCTAAGACTTGACTATAACGCAGTAGTGCCTAAAGCTCCGACGAATGTCAAAGTAAAAGGCAATATTACAGGTGTGAGCGTTGTCTTTGATAGTATCCCAGATACTTGTATTGGGGCCAACATTTACATCGGCACAGAGAAGTATTTCGTTACTACCAACGTAAATATGATTCCGCATGACCCAGGTGTATTTGACGTTAAAGTAGCCTACGTTGATGTGTTCGGTGAAGGTACGTACTCCAATATTATTGGTAGCTCTGTACCGGCTAGTATTGACCCTTCGTTAATTAACGCTGAAGCGTTAGGCTTGGCTGATATCGATAGACGTATTAATGAGCTAGATAAATCTAGTAACCAATACGCTAAGGCAGTACAGGCTATGAGTCATGCACCACAACTTATGCGTGATCCAATTTTTAAATCTGAGTTAGAGATTGCTCCATATACAAAAGATGGGCAACAAATCACAATCAAAAAGCAAAGACCTTATCCAGAATACCATGACCCAATTACTGGCGGACAATGTGTATTCGTGGCATCAGGGGATACAAAGTATACATCAATCGGATTTGGTGGTATCAAAATCTTACCTAAAAATAAGCCTTTAGAGGGCCAACTAAATAACACTTATATTGTCCGCATGTTGGCAAAAGTTAAGCCAGATATGACGATACATTTGAACAACAACCATCTCGGGAAAGGCAGTACTTCAGCAGGATTTTTAACATCCAACCAAGGTACTGACAAGCCTGAGGAGTACATATTTTATTGGAAATATGGAAACGAATGGGATGCAAAGAATAAAGATGGTCGAGATTGTGGGTATGTGTATTTCAAAAACAATAACAACACCTTTAATAATCCAAACTTTATAGCCGTTATTTACAAGATTGAAGTATTTGCAGTCGATGAATACGATACTAGCCTAGATGATGTTAGAAGCTCAATCACTCAACTAGCCGGTAGCATTGATTCTAAAGTAACCAATGCTACAAGTGGTATGGCTACACGCATTACTCAGCTAGATAATGCGATTAAATCACAGGTCATTACCGGTGATAAGGTCATGAGTGCCATTACTCAATACACAGGCGGGACTAGGATTGACGGCCGGTTATTACACGTAACCGGTGACGCTCTGTTTGACAATAACATCATTACCAATAAGATGTTAGCTGCTAAGGCAGTGTC